ATATTCATTCACATAATTAAAATCAGAAGATGATGGATCTTGAATTGTATAAGACCATGCATCAAAAAAATCTCGCTCAAACATATCTCTTCCAACAATAAAATATAATGTAATATTAGAATAAACATCTACATTAGGCATTTGGAAAATAGCACCATATGTTTTAGCATCTGTAGCAGAAAATTGTTTTCCAGGTAATTCAACACGGCAACACATTATATCTAATCTATCAGGAGAATTAGAAGCAGATAATCCCATTATTGTAAAATAATCTTGTACAATTCCTAATGATTGCGGACTTTGCCCTTGTAATCGAGCATATCCTTGTATATTTTGTTGTGCTTGTGGTGATAAACTATTTGAAGCCACATTAGAAACTATTCTTGGTGGAACAATTTGAACTGAAAATCTATTTGTTCTTGAAACTCCACCAGCATCCATTATTTGAGAAATTATTTCTTGAATACCCGATGTAGGACTACCAGATCTTAGTAATGAAGTTACGTAAGATGATACCTGGGAAATTGTGGAAGCGATTGGCATATAATATATTTATATCTTATGTGGTAATCCATTTGTATTAACTGTTTTTTGAACCGGAGAGGTTGTCACTGTTGGAGTATGTGGTATATTTGTTGTTTTAGGTAATCCTGTCGGCCCTTTCTGTTCTCCAGAAATAATTCTTTCTGAATCAGCCCAAACAAATGTTTTGCTCCGTTTAACAAATTGTTCAACTGGAAGAAATAATGCAGTTTCCCAATCAGGTGAATTAATCCTTACATAATGTGATCTTACATGTTGAAATAAATATTTTTTCAAACAAGGTTTAAAAGCTTTAAATCTAGCAAAACCTTTTAACATCCTATATGCTATTTGAATACGGGCCCGTGGATCATTTTGATTTCTATTTGACATTAATTCTAATTGTCGGAAAAGTTCTAATCGAGTATTATATCCAAGATAATGTAAATTTAATCCTATAAAACCTTCTCGATTATAATCAATGGGGAAAACTAAAGGAAATCTATCATAATATGGAAGAACCTTTTTATATTTTGGATCATAATAAAACAAATACATTAAACCAGGTAAAATATTTTCCGTACTTCTATTAGGATCGGCTAATAAATGAGGACGTAAAGTATCTCCTCGATAAAAATGTCCTGTAGGACTTTCACTTAATTTTCTAATTTGATTTCTATACCATTTTATAGAACCAGCTTGAGTATTTGAAAATGGTTCTTTCTGAAGTTTTTCACGAACACGATCTAAAATAGAAATATATGCCATATAGATATTTATCTCATGCATTCCGTTTCAGTCATGAGTTTAAAAATATAATCATGAGCAATACACCAATTTTTGGCGGCTTCCCATTTAGATAAATTTATAGCATATCTTTCTACCGCATTATAATATGATTTGGTTTTTCTTTTAGGAATTTTAGGTGGTTGAGTAAATTTATATGGTTTAACTTCAATCATATATTTCTTTTCTTGTTTATTTTTATCCAAAACTTTTACAAGAAAATCAGGAAAATATTTATGAACTTTTTGATCAACTGGAGATACATAAGGAATAAATGATTCTTCTGAAGCCCAAGCTAAAACATTTGAACTAGAATCAAAAGTTCTCATACAATTTCGTTCCCAAATAGAACGATAAATAATATTATGTGGGTTTCCTTTATATTTTTCAGGATGTATAAGTGTGAATTTTCCTTTATAAGGCATAGTATAAATAATATTTAGACAATATGATGCCATCTATTCCAACTTCAACGGGGTCAGTTTTACCACCTAATACATCTAATCCTTTAGCTAAATTAGAATCAAATGGATATAATGTATCCAGTTTTACTTATCCAATAGATTTAACAAGCGATCCTGGAGAACAACATATGGTTTTATTTTATATTAATACTATAAAATCAACTTTAGGTGTTAGTGGTTCACAATATGCAACAAATGGTGGTACACCTGTAGATTCAAATGGAAATCCTGCAACACCACAGGTAAATTCAAATAGTAATACAACTACATATAATAAAAATAATATTAATAGAGTTTCGACATTAATTGCTTTATATATACCTTCTTTTCAAACCACATATGCAACAGATTGGGGACAACAAGAATTTGGACAATTTGGTGCTATAGGTAAAGCTCTTGCAGGAGGAAATTCTTCCATACAAAGAGCAATTGAAGAATTTGGTCTTCAAATAGGTGTAGGTGCTGTAAAGGATCTTGAAGATATAATATCTAAACATATAGGATTAAATGCTCCACTTTTAGAAGCTGGAACTTTTATAACTAAAACTGCTATTAATCCTCATTTAGAAATGTTATTCCGAGGAATTGGATTTAGAACTTTTCAATTCCAATTTAAATTTACTCCTAGATCTGAACAAGAAGCTCTTACAGTTGCAAATATTATTAGTGCATTTAAATTTTATTCTGCTCCAGAGGTTAGATCGGATAAAAATACAGCTAAATTTTTAATTTATCCTTCTGAATTTGATATTGAATTTTGGAGTAATGGAAAACAAAATAATTTCTTAAATAAAATATCTACCTGTGCTCTTACATCAATGACAGTTGATCCTATGGCATCGGGTGCATGGTCAGCATTTAGACCAGGAACTAATATTAATGGTATGGCAGTTGAAACAAATCTTTCATTAACATTCCAAGAACTTGAAGTTATTACCAAAAATCGTATATATGAGGGTTACTAACTTCTTTATTTTCAATAAGTTATGATATGATGTATAAATACTTTTATGTATATCATTTACAAACACACTAATATAATTAATGATTTGGCTTATATTGGTTATACTTGCCAAACCATTGAAAATCGTTGGAAAGCACATATAAAATCGTCTTTAAAACAAGAATGGAAATTTAGTCAAGCAATCAAACAAATTCCCTATCAATTTTGGGACCACGAAATCCTTATAGATAATATCTTAACTTTGGAAGAAGCCAAGAAATTAGAAATTGAAATGATTGCCAAGTATAACACTTATTATAATGGTTATAATATGAATTTAGGTGGATCTGGCAGGCAAAAATATACTATGTCTGAAAAAATAAAAAAGAAAATAAGTCAAGCAACTAAATTGGCTATGTCTCGACCTGAAATTAAAAAGAAAATGTCAGAATTCCAGAAGAAATATTTTAAAGAACATCCAGAAAAACATCCTATGAAAGGGAAAAAACATTCTCAAGCATCTATTGAAAAAATGTCAAATTCTCATTTACAAATGACAGAAGAAACGAAAAAGAAAATTGGTCAAGGATCTAAAAAGACTTGGAAAAATCCTGAAACTCGTAAAAAAAGAATACATCACCTTCAAAATATGTCTCCGGAAACTCGGCAAAAGATGTCTTTTGCCAAAAAAGGAAAACCATCTTGGAATAAAGGTAAAAAATGGCCAAAAGAAACAATTGAAAAAATGCGCCAAACAAAATTAGGTAAAAGAAAATTAGAGGTATGTATTTAATGCCAACATCCTATTTTTCAAAATTTCCAACTACCATATATGATATAGATAATACTGGAACAAATGTCCGTTTTATTACAGATATTATTCATAGAGCCAAATTTCTTGAGATTGTTCGAAAAAATATAATCGTTTTTTATCCTTATCATATTAAAGAAGGAGAAACACCAGATATTATTGCTGAAAAATTATATGGATCTTCCATGTATTATTGGGTAGTAATGTTTGCAAATAATATTTTTGATATTTGGAATGATTGGCCACTTTCTTATGACCAATTTATTGCATATTTAAATAAAAAATATGGATCGGTCCAAGTGGCTCAATCAACGATAGATCATTATGAAGACAATTTAGGTGTTTGGATTGATTTAGCCACATATAATGCCACATTTGCACAAGGTAGTATAAAAATTTATTCTTATGATTATGAAACTACCTTGAATGAAGAAAAGAAAAATATACAATTAGTGGATCCTCAATATATAACAATAATCGAAAATGAATTGGATGCATTGATGGTTCCTCCATCACAATAATATGGACAGACATGCTACAGATTTTGAATTAAAAGAAGTTGTATTGGAAAGTATTACTGGAGATAATATTGATTTAGTATTATTGGTTACTGAAATTAATGTTTATGAAAACCTTTTTAATTCTTCCATAACAGCAGATTTTGTAATTAACGATGCATTAAATACAATTAAAAATTTACCTATTACAGGACATGAATGGATTAGATTTTCATTTAAAACACCAGGAAACCCAAATTTTATCCAATTACATTTAAGAGTTTATAAAATTGATGCAAGAGAATTAGAAAAAGAAAGAAGACAATTTTATATTTTACGGTGTATCGATAATATAGAATTTATCAATGCTCAAACCAGAATAAGTAAATCTTATAAAGGGATGTT